CAAGAAGAAGAGTAAGTCTTGCAGACTACGAGTGGGCTGATCTAATAGACAATGCAGACAAAGTTAGATTATTAATTGATCCAACATCTTCTTATGCAAAAGCTGCGGCTGCTGCTATGGGAAGAGCAATGGATGATGTAGTAATCGCTGCTTTAGGCGGAACAGCATTTTCAGGTGAAACTGGATCTACTTCTGTATCGCTTCCATCTAGTCAAAAGCCGTTTAATTCGGAGCAATCTGATGGTTTAACTATTGCAAAACTTTTAGATGCAAAAAAAATCCTAGACTTAGCAGATGTTGATCCATCTATACAAAGATACCTTGTATGTGGACCAAGACAAATTGCTAATTTGTTAGGAACAACTCAAGTTACATCTAGTGATTTCAATACAGTTAAAGCTCTAGCACAGGGACAATTAGACTCTTTCCTAGGTTTTAAATTTATTGTTAGCAATAGATTAAAATTTGATGCAACTTACACTGACGACAGACTATGTTACGCCTTCACACAAGACGCTATTAAATTAGCGGTTGGTCAAGATGTTCTAGCTAGAATTGATGAGAGAGCTGACAAATCGTACAGCACTCAAGTTTATTACGCTATGAGCATTGGTGCAACTAGAATGGAAGAAGAAAAAGTTGTCGAAATAGCTTGCGATGAATAATACTAACAATAGGAGAATAAAAATATGGCAAACGTAAATACAAGTCTAGTAGCTAATTTTGTTGCTGTTCCTCAAGTGCTAAACTCTGCAGAAGAACTGCATGGTGTAAAAAGAATTGCACAAGGAACAATAGCTTTAGCTGCTGGCGATTTAAGTGCTTCAGACACAGTTATGTTAGCACCAATACCAAGCAATGCTAGTATTAGTTCAATCAAAATCTTCAATGATGATTTAGATTCTGCTACTACAAACACTGCTGATGTTGGTTTATATACTACAGCTTTAGCTGTGGTAGATGCTGACGCTTACGCTTCTGCAATTACAGACTTAAGAGGTGCTGTAAAAACAGGAACTGAAGTTGCATTTGAAAATAGAGATATAAATAAAATGGGACAAAAAGTTTGGCAAGATGCTGGACTTTCGTCTGATCCTGCTACGACTTACTTCGTAGGAATTAGTTTTCCTGCGGCTGGTGATACTGCTGGTGATCTAAGTTTTATTATAGAGTACACAGTTAACTAGAAATAGTTAATAACCAATTAATAGTGGGGAGTAAAATCCCCACTATTCATCAATGAAAAAAGTCAACGAAATAAAAACCATTTTACATTTACAAAATAAAGATTATATCTATCGCTATGTTCTAGTTGATAGATTTAAACATACATCAACTGCACATCATGGTTTTGATAAAGACTTAGAACTTACAGAAGCAGAGATATTTGCTAAAGTTAAACCAAGACAATTAAGAAGAAAGTACATTATTAAAAATGACACTAAGTGATTTTGATCCAAGATTATTAGATATTTATGCAAAACCTAAACATCTATTACACTTTGAATGGAATGGATCTAGTGATGTTTATAGATACGCATTAGTTGAGATTATTAAACAAAATAAGATTAATTTAAGAAATAAACAAAAAGAAGATGAACAAGGTTTATCTCAAGAAGAGATTTGGCAAAAATACAATATTGTAGTAAAGAAAGACTAATATGGCATCAGTAGTAGAAATTTGTAATGGAGCTTTAAATCAATTAGGTGCATCTACAATCTTAACACTTACAGAAGATTCTAAGAACGCAAGACTTTGCAATGCTAGATTCTTAAATGTAAGAGATGCTGTATTTAGACATCACCCTTGGAATTGTTTATTAAAACGAGCTCAACTACCAGCTGACACAGCAGCACCAGCTTGGGGATTTACCAAACAATTTACACTACCATCAGATTGCTTAAGATTAATTAAAATTTTAGATTACGAATCTGATCACGTTGTAGAAGGTAGAAAGATTTTATCTCATTCTACTTCTATGAAAATATTATATATATCAAGAGTTGAAGATCCTAATGAATACGATGAATTACTTAGAGAAGTATTAAGTTCTGCACTAGCTGCTGATATTGCTTATGCAGTAACATCATCTAATCCAGTAGCACAAAATATGTATGCTTTATATCAAGAGAAATTAAAAGATGCTAGATTCGTAGATTCAACTGAAGGATATAACACAGATCAAGAAATGGGTATGGCATCTGTAGTAGATTCAAATACGTTTATCAACTCTAGGTTTTAAAAACCATGGCTAGAGTTGCTGTTCAATTAACAAACTTTACAGGTGGAGAATTATCACCACGTTTAGATGGTAGAAATGATCTAGCCAAATACGCATCTGGTTGTAAGACTTTACAGAACATGATTGTTTATCCTCATGGTTCTGCAGCAAGAAGACCAGGTACAACATTTGTAGCTGAAGTTAAAACATCATCAGCATTTACAAGATTAATACCTTTTGAATTTTCAACAACACAAACTTACATTTTAGAATTTGGAGATGATTACATTCGTTTCTATAAAGATAGTGGTGCAATATTAGAAGCTAATAAAACAATCACAGCAATTACAAAAGCAAACCCAGGTGTTGTTACAGCAACAGCTCATGGTTTCTCTAATGGTGATACTCTTGTTATTTCTGGTGTTGTAGGAATGACACAAGTAAATGGTAAAAGATTTAAAGTAGCAAGCGTTGCAACTGATACATTTGCTTTACAAGATATAGATGGCAACAATGTTAATACAACTTCTTACACAACTTATGTATCAGGTGGTGTTGCAAATAGAGTTTATACATTAGCAACAACTTATGAAACTGCAGATTTAGCAGAATTAAAATTCGCACAATCAGCTGACGTTATGTACATTTGTCATCCTGATTATGTACCAAAGAAATTATCAAGAACTGGTCATACCTCTTGGACTATTACAGATGTTGTATTTACTAATGGACCATACTTAGATGATAATATTACAGCAGTAACTTTAAGTTCATCTGCACATACTGTAGGAACAGCTAGAGATTTAACAGCTTCTGCTGCTACCTTTGTTTCAACGGATGTAGGAAGATTAGTACGATTTAGAGAAGGCTATGGAAAGATTACTGCATTCACTAGCACTACTGCTGTTACTTGGACTATTATTAAAGATACTAATTCTGGTTCTAGTTCTACTGACTGGGCATTAGGAGCTTGGTCAGACACTACAGGTTATCCTTCTTGCGTATCCTTCTTTGAACAACGATTAGTATTTGCTGGTACAACAGATCAACCACAAACATTATTCTTTTCTAAATCAGGTGATTATGAAAATATGGATGAGAATAGAGGTGGCACTATAGCTGATGATGATGCAATCATTTATACAATCGCATCTAACCAAGTTAATGCTATTCGTTTCTTATCATCAACACGAACACTTATTGTTGGTACAGTAGGTGGTGAGTTTTCAGTATCAGGTGGTGGTACAGATGATCCTGTAACTCCAACAAACATTCTTATTAAAAAACAATCTAATCATGGCTGTGCAAATATAGATGCTATTCCTGTTGGAAACGTAACTTTATTTTTACAACGTGCTAAAAGAAAGATTAGAGAACTAGCTTATAACTTTGACGTTGATGGTTATGTTGCACCTGACATGACTATTCTTGCTGAACATATTTCAGAATCTGGAATTAAATCTATGTCTTATCAACAAGAACCTAATCAACTTATTTGGTGTGTAAGAGAAGATGGTAGATTAGTTTGTTTAACTTACCAAAGAGAACAACAAGTTGTTGCTTGGCATCAACATATATTTGGTGGTGCATTTAGTACAGGTATTGCAGTATGCGAATCCATAGCAACCATTCCTACAGATGATAAAGAATATCAATCATGGGTTATTGTTAAACGTACCATTAATGGTGTTACAAGACGTTATGTAGAATATATAAATCAATTTGATTTTGATCAAACAGATAATACAGAATTTAATTTCTTAGATTCACAACTTGCTTACTCTGGATCTGCAACGACTACAATTTCTGGATTAGATCATCTTGAGGGACAAGTTGTATCTGTTCTTGCAAATGGTTCAACACATCCTAATAGAACAGTAACTAATGGTTCTATTACTTTATCAAGATCATCAACTAAAGTTAAAGTGGGTTTATCTTACACATCCATATTACAAACTATGAGATTAGATGCTGGTTCACAGAATGGTACATCTCAAGCTAAGACAAAAAGAATATTTAATGTTTCTATTAGATTATATGAATCTATTGGTGTAGAGGTTGGTCCAAACTTATCTAATATGGAAGAAATACCATTTAGATCTTCTGCTAATCCTATGGATCAAGCTATCCCAGTATTTACAGGTGATAAGGAAGTAGAGTTTAGAGGTAACTATGAAACTGATGGTTTTATATTTGTACGTCAAACTCAACCTTTACCTTTAACAGTTTTATCGTTATACCCAGAATTGATTACAAATGATGGTTAATAAATTAATTATAATTCCTTATAAACAAGATCATGGCAAAATGATAATGCAATCACAAATGAACCACATGCTTACTCAGAAAGACGCATCATTTATTATTAGTGATAACAATAAAGAATGTATGGATTTAGAACAAGAGCATCTAGCATTTACAGGTTTAATTAATGATAAGGTTATTGCAGCAGCTGGTATGAAAAGAATATGGGGTAATGTAGCAGAAGGTTGGTTCATTGCTAAGAATGATGTTTGGAATTATCCAATAACTATTGCAAAAGCTGTAAAGCAAAATATAGATTATCTTGCAACATCTAATAATATTAAAAGATTACAAACTGCAGTTCGTGCAGACTTTGAAATTGGTATTAGATTTGCTAAGTGGTTAGGATTTACTAATGAAGGATTAATGAAGAACTATGGTTTTGATGACACAGATCATTACCGATTTGCGAGGATTTACTAATGGCACCAGTTTTACCTTATATCGCAGTAGCATCAAGCGTAATGCAAGCACAGCAACAAAATGCTGCTGGTAAATATAATCAATCAATTCAAAATAGAAACGCACAAATAGCTGAACAAGAAGCTCAACAAATAGAAAAACAAAAAGAATTTGATTTACAAAGATTTGATCAAAATATTCAACAATTAGAGGGACAAACTATAACTAGGATTGCAAAGACTGGTGCAGATTTTTCTGGAACTGGTTTAAGAATATTAAGAAATAATGCTGAACAAGCAGAAGTTGAAAAAAATGTTATTACTTATAACTCAAAAGTTGCTGCAGCACAAAGAAGAGAAGCTGGTAATATGTTTAGAATACAGGGACAATTTGCTAGACAAGCAGGAAGAGCTGCTGCTATTAGTACATTAGTATCAGCAGGAACAACTTTTGCTGGTTCTTCTGCAGGAAAAAGTTTATTAGGTGGATCTAAACCAGCAGGAACATTTGATGGTGCTAGTTCTTTTACTCAATACTCAGCTAACCCAACAGGATACTCAGGATCATTTTAATGCCAAAGATACCTACATTTGAAGCACAAGTAAGACCAACAGCTGAAGTATCAGGAATTAAAACTTCTTTTCAAGCTCCAGTAGAAACAGCTGGTTCTATGTTTGGTTCAGCAGCTAAAGTTGTAACAGGATTAGATGAATATTATGTTAGAGAACAAGCATTAAAAGATAAAACAGAATCATCAAAAGCATACTTAGAATTAACTAATGAGATTGATACAATAGAACAAGGAGCTATTAAAAATATAGATCCATCTCAAGCTGAAAGTACCTTCCAAAAACAATTTAATTTTTTAGCAAAACAAAAAATAGACAGCATGCAAAACAAAGCAGCTGCTAGATTATTAGAAGATAAACTAAGTTTAGATTTAATAACAAGATCATCTAAAGTTGTTAAAGGTTCAAGAGATCAGTTGATATTAGAATATAATAATACTTGGAATACAGAAAACCAAATAGATCAATCTCAATATTCTTTAGCAACAACTCCTGAAGAAAAAGATATTTTAAAAAATAAACTTGAAGCTAATGTTATTAGTAGAAATTTTTACAATAATGATGGTCAAGTAAAACTAAAAGAAGATTTAAAAAAATTAAATTCTTCTTTATTTTTTTTAGATACTGGTAAGATTATTGGAATAGAAAATGGAAAAGAAGAAATAAAAAATTTAGATTTATCTTTAAAAGATAAAACCTTATTAACAGATGAAGATTTTGGAAAAGGATTATATGAAGCCTATAATCAAAAAATATCTAGCCTTACTGTTAAAGGAAACCCAGATTCTGATTATGATAAAGCATTAGAACTTGCAAAAGAACTAGAGTCTTTTGAAAGATATAATGGTTACAAAGTTAAAACTGGAGAACTATCAATTAAAATAAATGCTTTAAGAGAAAAAGTAGAAGTTGAAAGAATACAACATGAAAATTTAATAAGACAACTTGGTGATACTAAATTATTTTTTGATTACTCTGATGCTCAAATAAAAGCATTAACAGAAGATATTTCATCTACTTCATTAATTTCAACACCAACATTAGAAGATAGACAATCATCTTTAGAAATAAAAACTGAATATGATCAGATGATAAGAGATTATTTGGTAAATAATAAAACTGCTAGTTTAGAAGAAAAGAAAGATTTCTCTAGAAATTTAATTTATACTTTAAAAACTATTTATGAAGACAGAGCTTCATCTAAAACACAAGCAACTTTAACAGATAAAAATCGTTTTGATGTTGAAACAGAATATCAAAATGTTTTAAATGATATGAAGTTGTATAGTGAAAATTCTTTAGATTCTGGAAAAATAACTCAATATAAAAACTTAGCTAAGTCAAGAGGATATACAATAACTACTAGCACTAAAGAAAAAGGAAAAACTGTTACTAAAAAAGAAGGTGATATAAATGCTTTTATAAACAGTTATCTTCCTGGTTTAGCTGAACAAGTTAGATTAACTACAAAACAAAAATAAAATGTCATCTGAATTTTCACCAAAAGTTTTAGAACTTCTTGGTCAGAGTAATGTTGAAACAATAAAAATACAACCTGTTAATTCTGGATTAGTAAAACAACCAGAAGAAAAAGATCATAATTTTTGGCAAACTCTAGGAGATATGTCTTTATCAGTTCCTCAGGGAGTTGTTAATGCTGCTGAAGAAACTGGTGATTTCTTAGATGAAAATATTGTATCATTAGGTGGTGTTGAGTTTGGTGATAATGATGGCAAACTTTCATTTAAAGATTTTATTCCACAATATGTTCCTCCATCAAAATGGAGATCAGAAGAATATTCTAAAAAAAGACAACTACCTATATTTCATAAACCAGAAACTTTAGCTGGTGAAGTAACAGAAGGTATAACAAGATTTTTAAGTGGGTTTGCTGGACCCTCTAAATTTTTAAAAGGAGCTGGTCTTGCAGGTGGTGCTATTAAAAATACATCAAGAGCTTTTGTTGCAGGTGCTGTTGCCGATCTTACTGTCTTTGATCCTAATGAAGGAAGATTATCTGATATGTTAATTCAATTTGATTCACCAGTATTAAATAATGCAGTTACTCAATATCTTGCATCAAATCCAGAAGATACAGAAATGGAAGGAAGATTAAAAAATGTTTTTGAAGGTATGGCTTTAGGAGGTGTTACTGAACTTGCTGTTAGATCTGCAAAGCCTACTTATGATGCAATATTTTATGGAATTAAATCTTTTAAAAAAATGAGAGCAACACAAAATTTAGATGAAAGAGCTTTTATTCAAAAAGAAACTGCTGGTATTATTGATGATATAAATCAAGGAAAAAAAACAACAAGAGTAAAAAAATTAGCTTATGAAGGAAATGAAGCTATCAATACAGCTCAAGCATTAAAAATAATTAAGACTACAAAAGAAACTGCAAAAGCAGATTCCGAACTTTGGATTAAAAAAGTTATAAACACTGGTTCTTTTAAAAGCGGTAAAGAAGTTTTAAAAACTATTGATGATGTTGTAGATAATTCTTTTGATGATGTAACAAAAAATTATTTAGAAAACGATGTGCTAAGTAATAAAGTTGCTGAAGAACTAGCAACACTTTTAAGTAGAGATAAAGAAGAAGTTTTAAAAAGTATTATTAGAGAAGGTGTAAATTCAAAAGATGGAACAGTTAGAATGTTAGCATCTAAACAAATACTACAAGACTTAGCTTTTGATTTCCAAGAAACTTCATTAAAATATTTAAATAAATTTGGAGAAGATGTTACTAAATGGTCTAAGGAATCAAAAGAAGAATTGGCATTAAGAAGTAAAGTTATAAAAGAAACATTCTCATCATTAAAAGAACAGATAAGAGGTGCAGCTAGAACTACTCAAGCTGGTAGAATTAAAGTTACCAGAGCAGGCGGAAAGATTTTAGAAATAGAAAAGATAGCAGATATATTTAAAAACTATGATGCTAACCCTGCTGTTATGGCTAAAAAAATTAGAGATATGAAACCAGAAGATATTATTAATGAAGTTAGTAAATCAAGAGCATCAAAAATTATAGATGTGTTTAATTCACTTTATATTAATTCACTTTTATCTGGAACTCCTACTTACCTTGTAAATATTTTAGGTAATGCTTATGAAACATTTTTAAGACCAGCTGAAATTATGCTTGGTGCTTCATTTAAAAAAGATTTTAAATTAGTTAAAGAAGGATTTTCTCAATATCAAGGAATGATTTTTACTATGAGAGATACTTGGAGAGCAGTCGGTACAGCTTTAAGACAAGGTGATGCTATTCTTGATCCGATTGCTAGAACTCAAGATAACTTACAAATTATTAATGGTAAAGCAGTTAGACCAATTAGTGCTTCTAATTTAGGATTTGATGGATCTGCTGGAACATGGATTGATCGTGTTGGAAAGTTTGTAGAATTTCCAACAAGATTATTAATGGGTACAGATGAATTATTTAAACAAATGAGTTATCGTGGAAGATTATATGCTGAAGCAGTTAGCAATACTTTAGAACTTGGTTTTAAATTAGGATCTAAAGAAGCAAAAGAAAATATAGAAAAAATATTTAAAAATGGTTTTGATGAAAATGGTAGAGCAAATGTTAAAGATAATAGTTTAGCAGCAAAAGCATTACAAGAAGCAAGATACAATACTTACACTAACAGTTTAAAAGATGGCAGATATTTAAATATTGGTTCTACAGTTGAGGGTGCTTTAAAAGAAGCTCCTTATCTTAGATTCCTTGTACCATTTGTAAAAACTCCAACTAACATATGGAGGCATTTTGAAACTAGGATTCCTGTATTTGGTGCTTTTACAAAACCTATGAGAGATGCTTGGAAAACAGGAGATAGACGTGCAAGAGCTGATGTTCTTGGCAGACAAGCAATGGGTTTTTCAGCTGCTTTTTATGGATGGAGTTTAGTAAATTCAGATGTAACAGACAGTCAAGGAAATGTTTATCGTAAAGTTACTGGTGCTGGACCAAAAGATTTTAACGTAAAAAAAACTTGGATTCAAAATGGATGGCAACCATATTCATTAGCAAGACAAAATGATGATGGAACTATTACTTATTTACAATACAATCGTAATGATCCTCGTTTTTATATGCTAGGTGTTTTGTCAGATCTTGCTGAAAATAGCGATAGTATTAATGATGAAAAAAAACAAAACATTTTTGCTGTTGCCACACTATCTGTTATGAGAAGTTTTTATAATAAGGCTTATGTTCGTGGTATTTCTGATATATTTGATGTTGTTGAAGATCCAAACCCAGATAAAATTAGTAGGTATCTTGGTAAAATAGTAGGAAATGCTATTCCATATCAAGCATTTATAGGTGCAGGTATTCCTGGTGTTTATGAAGGTGATAAAGAAATTTTAGAAGCAAGATCATTTGTAGATGAAATTATTAAAAAAACTCCTCTTATTACAAAAACAGATTATCTTGAACCAAGAAGAGATTTACTAACTGGAGAACCTGTAGAAAGAAATCCAAACTCTGTTTATGTTAACTCTGAAGGTGTGTTGTCTTATTTATCTTTAACTCAGGGACCACTATTAGTTGGTAGAAAATCAGATTTAAAAGAAGATCCTGTAGCATTAGAAGTAATGAGACTTAAAGTTAGACTTACTGAACCAAATCAAAAACAAATTGAAAAAGTAGATTTAATTGAATACAAAAAAAACAATCAATCAGCTCATAATTATTGGGTTGAAAGAATAGGTAAGACAGAAATAAGAGGAAGAAATTTAAAAGATCAATTAGAAATTACTATAAACTCTGTTGATTATCTTAGAAGACAAGAAGGTGATGAAAACTTTGAGGGTGGAAAAGAATTAATAATAAAAAGAATATTTCAAAACTATAAAGATAAAGCATTTGATGATATGCTAACTGAATATCCTGAAGTTAAAGAAGCTATAACAGACGCTAAAAAAGAAAAATATGGCTTTAGAAAACTAGGTGTTTATGAAGAAAAAGAAACAAAAGAATTATTGCCTAGAAAGTAAAATAGTATATAGAGATTAACATATGACAATATCTTCAACTACAGTTAGAAACAGTTATAGTGGTGATAACTCTACAACTACTTTCTCATACACATTCAAGATATTCCAAGACTCAGATATTCAAGTAATCATTCGTTCTACTGATGGAACTGAAACAATCAAAACTATTACAACCCACTATACTGTAACAGGTGCTGGTGCATCAGGTGGTGGATCAGTTATATTTACATCAGGTAATATTCCAACATCAACTCAGACAGTTGTATTAAGACGTAACATTCCACAAACACAAGCAATAGATTATATCGCTAACGATCCATTCCCTGCTGAATCTCATGAAGAAGGTTTAGACAGAGCAACAATGGCAATTCAACA